GAACCTACGACCTTTCGGTTAACAGCCGAACGCTCTACCAACTGAGCTAACAAAGCAGTATAATATATTTTACACCATTGCATATTTATAATGCACAATCAGTATCACCCCGCTCGGTTATAACTTCCAGCAAAATGGGTGTTTTGAATGTGTAAAAGTGGAACATTCTTTTACACCCTTGAATAGTTATAATGGGACGCCCAAATGGCGTCTCAATAGAGATTTAAGGGCAAAGTTACCGATAGATCAATTAAAAGGCAAACCGCTTGTCCCATTTTAAATGTTCATCGGTGTATATTGGTTTAATTTTGTTTATTTTTTACGATGTGTTTTTGATTTTACTTTTGTTTTTCTTTTTTTACCTCCTCTTCTTTTTAATGGTGGTTCTTCTTTCCATTGGTTATAAATCAAATTTGCCAAATTTTGTGAACCTGTAGTAGTTGTTCCAGGAATTTCAATAATATCTAAATTATCGTCTTGTAAAGTAATTTTGAATCTACATGATAAAGGTAATATTACTGGATTTCCTGGGGCTTCATTTAAACTAGCATTAGTTCTAACTAGGTAAAGTTCATATATGTTATTTTCAAAATGTCCTATATTAAAAAAATAGGCATGTCCGTGTTTCTGTTCCAGTATTGTTGAAATTCCAAACAAATATCCACCATGTGCGTTCATATCTAAAAAACCACCTCTTGGAAATACGATGTTCAAAATATCATCATTTGAATTTATATTTATATCATCATTTTCATAATAAATTATATTAAGATCATTTTTTAAGCTGTCGTATATTCTTTGTCTATTTTGCCAATTATTTTCTAAATACGTAGCTAATTCTTGTGCGTCATCTACGTCATCTGTGTGATCTCTTCCTTTTTTTAAACTCATTATAAAAATTTATTTTATATATACTAGACATAAATTATTTCTAAATAATCATAAAAAAGTACAAAAACACTATTTATTCAAAACCTTTTTAACCAGTTCTTCGTTGTAATTTTTGATTGATTCTTCATCTGCAACTTCACGTTCTTCGAAATTTACTGTTTCCTTTACACCTATCAAATTACCCTCATCATCCATTGTTTGCGTAAGAACATTTCCTGATTTAGCAGCCAATTTTATGTTATCTTCTATTGCCTTCTTCTTTGATTCTTTTACACGGCGATCAAATTCTTGCTTGGCCTTTTCTTCATTTTCCAATTTGGATTTGTGTAGTGCATTTAGCTGTTCTTCCATATATTCCATACGACCTGTCTTATAAGCATCTGGGTCCCAAGGAATCCACATACCAACTGGGCCTACATAAATATCATGGTGTGGATCCATCTCTCTCAATTTCTTACATTTCATTTCTGCCTCTTCTTGAGTAGGAAATACACCACGTACCTTAAGACCTCGCACTGAAGTTTGAAATGCATGTTCACGATTGAAATCGGCATTTAGACGATCTTCATATTTATCTAGAAAATTTTTGTAATCATCTTCACATGAAGATTGCTTTAAAATCGCTTCTTCATCACGCTTGAAATCATCATAATTTTTCATAACATCGTCTGGTTTTAAATTGTATTTGTAACACATAAATTGTAAGAAATCATTGAATTTTTCCATAGATTTAGTAAAATCCCATTGTTTCACGAATTCATCGAATATATACATTTCACGCTTTTTTAATATTTTTTCAGGAGAAACAAAAGACATGCATACAAATTTTTGACCGGCTACTGCTGGATCTTCGTCACATAAATCAATATATTTAGGATTTGGCTCACCGGTTTCTAGTGTTTTCTTTTCGAAACTCGACATTTATTAATACTAACAAAAAATTATGTTTAAGTGATTTAGGAATTATTTAATTATTCGGGCTGTTACTTTTTTTGTTTCCCTAATATATAAAATCCGAAAATGAGCGGAATGGTGAACTTTTCTGAACTTGTTAAGCGCATTATCAAATACTTAGTATTAGGTATTGTAATCTCTCTTGTTGCTGTTGTTATCCCAAAGAAATCTCTTAATTTAGAAGAAGTCATCATCTTGGCTCTTTCTGCTGCTGCTACTTTCAGTATCCTTGATGTATTCGTTCCATCTATTGGAGAAAGTGCTCGCGCCGGTGCTGGTTTTGGTTTAGGCGCTAATCTAATTGGCGGCCTTCGTATGGTCGGTTAAAATACATTCAATATAAAATAATATATATTATTATTTTATACAATGCCACGCAGTGTGAAATGCCGCGGAAGAACAGCAAAACAATGCAAACGTGCTCCTAAAAGTTGCAAACGCGCTACAGGGTCAAAGCGTTCTTTTTGCAGAAAAAGACATAACAAAACACAAAAGAAATAAAAATACTTAGTGTATAATATAATATATTATATTATAAGCTATGACTTTAGATAAAAAAATTTTTTTAATAACTATATTTTTAATAGCAATTTTTATATCCAATATTTTTTTATACGCAGAAACATTTAATACTAATTCCGAGGTTTCAATACTAAATTTAGTTCTTTATTCATCAGACAATGGAGGACCATACGACAGAATGCGTAATTTAACAGAGAAATATTATAAAAAATTTCCTTTTGTTACGACTTATTATTATTGTTTTAAACCTGATTTAAAATCAGAATTTGAATTGCAAGATAATATTCTTTATGTGAAAGGTGATGAAACCTTTATTCCGGGAATATTACAAAAAACGATCGATGCGTTTGAATATTTTAAAGAAGAAATACCAAAATATAGATATGTCGTTCGAAGTAATATAAGCACTATTATTCGATTTGATTTATTACAGGAAGATCTTAAAAATAATGCCGTCGGGTATGGTTGTGCATTATGCTGGAATATGGAATATAATAAAAACAAGGCAGCGCTTCCAGAAAATACCATTATTTTTAGCAGTGGTACTTCTATTATATTCTCATCTGATGTTGTAATGAATATTATTAAAAATAAAGATAAATTGGATATGAAAAAAATCGACGACGCCAGTATTGGAGAATTTGTACAAAATGAAATGCCTGAAGTAGAAATGCAACCGGTTCTCAAAAATACTAAAAATTATGGATTTCATTTTGTACCCAATTTAAAAGAAGATAAAGATAAAATCAAAGAATTAATTCAAGATAATAAAATTATTTTTTTCAGAAATCACAATGGTGATCGAGAACTTGATGCCAATCAAATGGCTATTATAGTCGACATTTTATCAACCGAACCTCCTGCTTATGAAAATATGTAAGTAAATATTATATGAAAACATATAATATTTTATGGTTTTTTATTGCGGCTATTACTGCAGCCATTCCTATACCTCTAATAAAAAAATATACTGAAACAAAAGATGTAAAATGGATTATAGCTTCTGTTTTTTCATATTCAACTCTTATTTATGCGTATTCAATAATTTTGGAAAACAAAAATATCACCATTGTTTACCCATTATTAAAGGTTCTTTCTGTTCTTATTGTTATCGGTGTCGGGTTTTTAGCTTTTAGAAATAAAATAGATTTTCAAAGTATTATTGGTATACTTTTAGGTGTTGCTTCTATTTACATATTATCAAGAAAATTATAATATTGGAGAATAATAATCAAACCGTGGGAAAAAATTCCCAATCAAGATCGTGACATACCTTTTTCCAAATCATGTCCTGTTCTAGTTGTTTTTCCCGGTCTTTCATCATTGGAATATAAGGTAAATATTGTACTTGATCTAATAATACACAGAGTTGATAAAGAGTATACGTGTAGTTGAAAAAATTAGTTCGATTTGCAGGACAATGTACTGCCCATGGTTTTTGAATCTCAATAAAGAGAACACACAGCGTCTCATGTAGTTCTTCGTTCATGATAGGAGGTTTAATACCAAAGAGCGAATTAATATATTGAATGTGTTCAAAATATTTATTAAGTCCCAGTTTTCGCAAAATTTCGCGCATTTTATCATAATTGATTAATTTCATATCTTTGATTCGTTCTTTTTTTATACGATTACGAATGGCATCAATTACATCTTCTGGAATTTGCGTAGTTTCTTTGGCTTGAAATTGCGACAAAATTTCTTTGAAATGATTCAAACGAATATAAGCTGTATATGAAACCTCGTTGGGTGGTTCTTTGTTTGTCGGTTTCGAACCGTCGATAATATGCACAATAAATTTACCGCAATTTTTATTATTGCATATCAAAATACCTTCTTCATCTTGTGGAATAAGTTCTCCTTTTCGACATGCTTCACAAACATCGGAAGAAACCACGAAATCCTGAATATTGATAACGTCGCCATTTACATTGCGCCAATAATTCTGATAAGAACGTTTTGAATGATTATATTTATCATTGCCTGGATCAGATGCTTCTGCTGTTGTTGCCTTTATTTTAAAGAACGAATTGAGAACTTTCGAATTTTGATTATTATCTCCTGTATTAATCTTTTTTTTTTCTTCAAAATAGTCAAAAATGTGTTTTGAATTATCGAGAAGATAATGTTTCTTCTGATGCTTCATTTCCTTTATTTTTTTTTGAATTACGAGAACCTTGTCTCGAATATCCATATATGCATCGATTTCATGTTCTTTCAATTTAGGAATGAGAGATTTCAAGTGTTCCTTTTCTCTTAGCAATTCTGGTATTATGACCGTTTCTATTTCATGAAATGTTTGCAACATTTCTGTGTGTTTTTCGTCGATCGTATTTGTAGTTTTTGGTTGCAATTTTTTTTGATTTTGATTCATTTATGTGTATTTGTACGTGTTTTTTTATGTATGTTTTTCGATAATTTAACTAAATTTATACATATACTGTTGAAACTCGTAAGCATAACAAAAAACGTGTATCTATAAAATATATACGTTTTATGATATCTGAACTACCATCCAATATTCAAATGAACAAAAAACAATTCCAAAAAATGATTTTCATTACGAATGCCCTTGATCAAGGATGGTCGGTCAAAAAATCACAAGATTCATATATTTTTACCAAAAAACACGAGAACCGTCGCGAGATTTTTCAAGAAAACTATTTAGAAAATTTTATTCTTCAAAATGCGTCTTCTACTGATATATTTACAAATGTGAAATAGTTATGCATTCAAAATATTACTATTTTGAATGTTTTATTTGCTTGTTTCGTAACAAAAAAAATAGTTTTCTTGTTTTGACTGTTTGTATAGTCAATCTTTTAATTAATTAATTTAGCAATTTCTTCTGAAATTATTTTCTCAGGAGTCATTATAAAACCGGACAATGGGTGGAGCACTAATGCAACTAGTCGCCTACGGCGCACAAGACGTTTTCCTTACTGGAACCCCTGAGATTACCTTCTGGAAGGTGTCATACAGACGCCACACAAACTTTGCCATGGAATCCATTGAGCAAACCTTTTCAGGCCAAGCCGACTTCGGTCGTCGTGTTACCTGCACAATCAGCAGAAACGGTGATTTATGCTACAGAACTTACTTACAATTAGTTCTACCAGAAATCAACCAATCAATGAGTTCAACCAATGAAGTTTACGCTCGTTGGTTAAGTTATATTGGTGAACAAATCATCGCTCAAGTTGAAGTTGAGATTGGTGGTCAAAGAATTGATCGTCAATATGGTGACTGGATGCACATCTGGAATCAACTTACCCTTTCATCTGAACAACAACGTGGTTACTTCAAGATGATCGGTAACACCACTGCTCTTTCATACATCTGCGATCCTAACTTCGCTCCTGTATCAGGCCCATGTGCTGCTGCTGGTGGACCAGCTCAAGTTTGCGCTCCTCGCAGAGCACTTCCAGAGACCACCCTTTACATTCCTCTTCAATTCTGGTTCTGCAGAAACCCAGGTCTTGCTCTTCCTCTTATTGCTCTTCAATATCACGAGGTCAAGATCAACATCGATTTCAGACCAATTGGTGAATGTTTATGGGCAGTTAACTCACTAACCGATTCAGGTAATGTCAATGCCTCAGGTGCCTACCAACAATCCCTTGTTGCTGCCTCTCTATACGTCGACTACATCTTCCTTGATACCGACGAGCGCAGAAAGATGGCACAAAACCCACACGAGTACCTAATTGAACAGCTTCAATTCACTGGTGATGAATCAGTCGGTTCATCATCCAACAAGATCAAGCTTAACTTCAACCACCCTTGCAAAGAACTTATTTGGGTTGTTCAACCTGATGCCAACGTTGATTATTGTGCATCCCTTGACCCAACCACTGTTCTTTTCAAAACCCTTGGTGCTCAACCATTCAACTATACTGATGCCATTGATGCCTTACCAAAGGCCATTCATGCTTTTGGTGGTCCTGAAGACACTTCTGGTGATAATGGATTCATCAACACCTCTGGTCTTTTCCAAATGCCAGGTGCTCCTGATGAGAAGGCCGCTTCTAACTCATGGGGAAATACTCCATTCACTACCCCAGCTACCAATACTGGTGGATCAGGTGTCTCTGATGCTGGTACTTTCGTCCTTGCTGAGACCGCTCTTGACATGCACTGTTGGGGTGAAAACCCAGTTGTCACTGCTAAGTTACAACTTAACGGCCAAGATCGTTTCTCAGAGCGTGAAGGTTCATACTTCGATGTTGTCCAACCATTCCAACATCACACCCGCGCACCAGATTGTGGTATCAACGTATACTCATTTGCTCTAAGACCTGAGGAACACCAACCAAGTGGATCTTGCAACTTCTCCAGAATTGATAACGCTGTCTTACAGCTTGTCCTTTCATCAGGAGCTGTTGCTGGTACTGCCACCGCCAAGGTCCGTGTCTACGCTGTTAACTACAACGTTTTACGTGTCATGAGTGGCATGGCTGGTGTAGCGTATAGTAATTAGGGTTAGTCACACAAATAGCGTGACCAACATATTAGTTTATATTAATATTTTCTTTATATAATTATATTCAAGTAATTATATAAATTCTTATTGTTTGTTCTTTTTTCGATTTTCGGCAATTTCTTTTGCTCTCATTTTTTTGTATTCTTCGTCACCGTATTTTGCTTTCATATTTTCTCTTTGTTTTTGTTTTCTTAGACGCGCCTTCTCTTTTTTTTCTTCGTTTGTTTGTTTATTTATATTCTTTTCTATATTTTTATTGCCTCTTAATGTGGCCATTTTTTCTTTTTGTTTATCTTTTACATAATCAATACCGTGTTCTTTAATCATTCTTTCTCTATATAACTCTTGTTTTTTTCTATTTTTGGCTGCATTTAT